AGCTATGTCCTCACAGGGCTGCTTGTCCTGTCAGCAGCGAGCTGCAGCTCGACGAGACAGACGGTGAGGTCGGAAAACAAAGTGTCGGCAAGCGCAGTGCGAAAGGACAGCGCAAGCGCCGCGACGAGCGTGATGAAGGCGTGGTGGACGGCACCGGTGAAGGCGGACACGGCATTGCTGGAGATAGCGCTTGACTCCGGTCTGTGGCGACTGCCTGAAGGAGCGAGCTATGCTGCGAGCTCGGGCCGTGCGCACGTGAAGGCGAGTGTGAAGCAGGGGGCGGGCGGCAAGCCTCCTACCCTGGTGATAGAGAGCGGCTGCGACAGTTTGGCGCGTCTGTGTGCGTATTATGAGGCGGAGAACGAGCGCCTGAGCGTGAAGAACGCGCATCTTCAGGACAGTGTTCAAACGGCGGTTGAAGAACGTTCGAAAGAGCGAGGGCTGTGGTGGGTGGACTGGTGTGTATTTATTGCAGGCGGAATAGTCTGCACGGTAATAACAATTTTAACAATTAAGATTCATGGAATACAGTGTTTTAGACGGAACTGACCTGATACTCTCTATGGGCGGCAATGCTTTGGGATTTTCCACCGGCTGTAAGGTTTCCACATCAGCGGAGACAGGTGAGCGTGTAACCAAGGAGGCATCGGGCGGCAAGTGGAAGGAGTCGTACATCAAGAGTTTCTCCGAACAGATTACCGCCGACGGCGTGGTGCTTACGGACGGCACGTCAGATGTGCCCTCGTATGACCAGGTAAAGGACCTTATGATGAAGGGCGAGCCAGTGGAGGCAGCATACAACCTCCGTGAGGGCGACAAGCGCACAGGCAAGTCCACCGGTGGCTACAAGGGCAAGTACCTTATCACCGCCCTTGACCTAGACGCACAGGCTGGCGACGATGCGAAATACTCGCTGACGCTCCAGAACTGCGGCAAGGTGGAGAAAGTGGGCACAGGTATAACCGATACCACCCAGTTACCAGAATAATAACAACATCGTGTATGAAAAAGACAAAAATCAAGGTTGGCGACAAGGAGTTCCCTTGCCGTGTTACCATGGGCGCAATGGTGCGCTTCAAGAATGAGAGCGGTAAGGACGTGAGCAAGCTGGAGAAAACCAATATCTCCGAGCTGGTACTGTTTGTTTACTGCT